CAACTTATTTTAGAGTTTTGGAAAGAAGAAGATAAAGACCCTAACTCAGGTTGGATTCACGCAAGTTTCTCACAAGGGAATAATAGAAAACAAGTATTAACATTTGACGGCAAATCATATACAAACGGATTACCTGAAGCAAAATGGTCAGGTGGTCAACTAGTTAATTAGGGCGACTTGCGAGAGGAAGATCGCCCTTATAAATAAAGGATATAAAATGAAACTAACTAAGAAACAAAAAAAATTGCCTAAAGGTTTACAAATGGCAATTATGAAAAAGAAGAAGAAAACTAAGAAAAGGAAATAATTATGGCATACGGATATTCAAGACCAATGAAAAAGAAAAAGAAGAAAAAAAAGAAGAAGAAGTAATGGTTAAAGTAGCATCTATAACAGGAATTATTAAAGACCTTAAACCAAGACAACAAAAGACTATGAAAGCACACGCAAGACATCATAGTTTAAAACATATGAGGTCTATGGCAACAGCATTAAAAAAAGGTGCTACTTTTAAATCAGCACATAATAAAGCTATGAGGAATGTAGGAAAATGAAAAGAAGAAAAGTACCTAAAGATAAGAAAAGTAAAATTCCTAAAAAATATTTATCAGGTCTTAAAGGTAAAAAAAGATCAGCAAGAGTTACACTATTAAACTATATGTCTAAAGCATATAAGTCAGGTGTTCGAATACCAAAATCAATTTTTAAAGCGAGGTCAAAATAATGGCAGTAAAAAGAAAAGCTTTATCAAAACAAGTTATCTCAACACTTAGAGCAAAAGCAAAAACAAGAAAGAATATAACTTTAGGTCAATTAAAAAAGGTCTATCGTAGAGGTCAAGGTGCTTTTTTATCTGCTGGTTCAAGACCTAAGACTTCTATGGCTTCTTGGTCTATGGGTAGAGTAAATTCTTTTATGAGAGGTTCAAGAAAACACGATCTTGATTTAAGAAGAAAGAGAAAGAAAAAGTAATGGCTAAGAATCCGAAAACAACTAATGAACATATAATTGCGTTGTACGGACACATAACAGGCCTAAAAAAATCTATAAATAATTTAAAAACAAATCACATCAAACATCTCCATATGGACGTAGAGAAAATAGACGAAAAAATAGATAGAAGATTTGACTCTATTACGAATTGGATAATATACGGATTAGGTGCTGTTGCTTTGTTAGTGATTACCCAACTACTTTACATTTTATCAAAATAGCAGTACAAGTAAAACTTGTATGAATCATAAAAGAATATTAGTTATTTCAGATTTACATATACCTTATCATCATCAAGACGCATTTAAGTTTTTAAAAGCAATTAAAAAAGAATTTAAACCTGATAGGATTGTAAATATCGGAGATTGTTTAGACTTCCACGCAATATCTATGCACGACCATAACCCTGATTTACCTAGTGCTGGTTCTGAATTAGCTTTATCAAAAGAATACATTAAAGAATTAGAATCTATATTTCCTCACGTTACAGAAGTTGATAGTAACCACTCTAGCTTAGTATTTAGACGAGCATTAAAATATGGATTGTCAAAAGAATTTTTAAAAGACTATGGAGATTTCTTAGGTACTAAACATTGGAAGTGGGTAGAAGATTTGACTCTTACAATGTCTAATGGTCAAAGATGTTATTTTACTCACGGAAAAAGTGCAGATGTAATTAAGACTTCACAAGCTATGTCTATGAATACAGTTCAAGGCCACTATCATACTAAGTTTGTAATATCTTATTGGGCAAATCCTGATAATATTTTTTGGGCTATGAATGTAGGTTGCTTAATTAATCAGAAATCTATGGCATTTGATTATGCTAAAAACTTTAGAACTAGATTTATTGTAGGTTGTGGAATTATACTTAATGGCATACCAAGATTACTTCCAATGGTTTTAAACAATAAAGGTAGATGGATAGGTAAGATAGTATGAAGAAGAAATGTTGTGGGAAGTATGCTTTAAAAGGCGAGAGAGCAACGGAGAAAGCGATTGATAAGCAAGTGGGTGGTAGTCATTACAAAGCTTTTGCAATACAACCAATAGAATTTATAACAGCAAATAACCTTGATTTTATACAGGGTAATATTATAAAATACTGTCTGCGTGAAAAAAATACAGAAAAACCTCACGAGAAATGGGATAAGATTATCCATTATTGTGAATTAGCAAAGGAATTAAAATAATGTGGTTAAGTGCAATTAAATTAGCTGTATCTGCTGGAAGTAAAATTTATGCTAACAAGCAAAGAGCAAAAGTTGCTATGTCTGAAGCACAATTATTACACGCAGAAAAGCAAAGTCGTGGAGAAGAAGCTTACCAAGGTAAATTGTTAGAAGCTAGACAATCTGATTATAAAGATGAGGTAGTTTTATTTATTCTCACACTTCCAATACTTGTACTAGCTTATGGGGTATTCTCAAACGACACCGAAGCTATGGATAAGATAAATCTTTTCTTCGACCATTTTCAAAATCTTCCTAGTTGGTTTACTAACTTATGGATATTAGTTGTTGCTAGTATATTTGGTATAAAAGGCACACAAATATTTCGTAAAAAGTAATTTAACTTAATCTCAAATACCTATATTGTGAAGTATGAAGTACGAAACAGATTTTGTAATTACAGAACTTACAATAGATATATTAACTGATAATAATAATATCGGTAAAGCTTCATTTATATTTATAGATACGACTCCACACTTTCCAAAAGTACAAAGTTATTTAGATAGAATTGATGAGAGGGAAGATGCTTATGTTAATACTTATAGCATAAGCACCATTGAAATAGATGAAACAACTGACATAAGCCAATTAGAAGTTGTTAAGCACTAAAGATAAGCAAGTACATATAAAACCCCATACCAACTGTAATACCAATATAAGCTAGTGTTTTACCAATTACACTTAACCAATTAATTTTATCTTCCTTAAACTTCTGATAGTTACCTGAGTTGTCTAAGTATAGTTTTGTCATTTTCTCTCCTTAGCTACAAACGATAGTTCTCTTTTTAACTCACTTTGTAATAAAGAGATTTCTGTTTGTTTATTGTTGTAGTTGGTTTTAGATTGTAAGTAAAAAGTTTCTGCTTCTACTAAGCATAGCTTCTTGGCCACATAATCCTCATCAACCATTATTAAAGCTTCGATTTCCTTTTGAGTCATCTTTTCGCCTTTTTGCTTATATCCTAAATAGAGTTCTGCGTTTTTTTGTTTAAGGTCTGTTTCCCTTTTTAACAATGCAGAATACCAAAAGTTATATAAGTCTGAGAACTTTCTTAGGTCTTTCATTAGTGCTGGTGTATCTACTTTTAGATAATCTTCTTGTGACATATTTCTCCTATGGGTAGTCGTAGAGGTCTTGGATAAGTTCTTTGTTATCCTTAACCTCATCAGTTAGCTTTTTATTTTCTTCTTCGAATCTTGCGAGTCTTAGACGAAGTTTTCCATTGATATTTTTATGTGCTTTATCAATAGACCTAAACCTATCGTTATCATTTATTAATGAGTCAATATGGTCTTTAAGCATTTTGTTATTTTTCTCTAATGCTTTTACTTGTATCTCTAGGTCTTGTATTTTCATTTCCAAATCATTCATACCTCTAAACTCCTTAGTTAGTTGCATTAAAATGGAATCTCATCATCTAAGTCAGACAACTGTGCAGTAGTTGCGTGGTCAGGTGCAGATGGTTGTGCCTGAGTCATTGGTTGTTCAGTATATCTTGGAACAGATTGACCAATAGGTTTCATACCATCTATTGTTTTAGGTTTATAGGGTTTAGCCATATAGAAACAAAATGTTTGTTCTGTATCTGCACCATATTTAGATTCTTTAGCTTGTTGAATCTTACTAGCACATTTAAGTTCGTAACCCTCTTTAGCATATTCTTGAACTGCTGGTGTGTTATACCATTCAACTATTTGTGAGATTGAATATAGTTTTTTTGTTAAACTACACATCAATTTAGATTTACTTGCTGATGCTTGATACTCAAAGCTAGGTGCTTTTTTTTGTGTTTCATATAGTCTTAATGAAAGACCACAAAAAGGTTTTCCGTATTGTTTCTTATCGTACATTTTTTTTCCTTTTGGTTTGCGTTTGTTGTTTTTTCCACTCTTTGGTTTCAGATAAACAAGCTGTTTCAAACTTATCAAGATATTTACACATTTTAAATGTTTTTAAGTATCTTTGTTTATCTTTGTACATTCTAATTGATATGTCTTTTAATTTATCTTTTGGAATATTTATAATTCCATAAAAATCAATTTTAATATCAGTAGAATCTTCTATTAGCTTTTTATATGTTGCTAATTGAATTGGTTGATCGGGGTAAAAGTCTTTAGATGTCTTAAAATCTAATAGAATTGTTTGCCCTTTTTTATTTTTTATTATTGCATCAAAAGTACCACATACATCTAAATCTGCTGAATAACAGGTTTGTTCTGTTGCCAAAACTTTATAACCTCTTTTATCCCACCATTTAGTAAATTTAGAATACATAGTTTTTAAAGGTTCTGTTTCAGGAGTAACTACTTTAACACCCATAATATAATCCTCACAGATAGAGTGCATCATAGAACCTGTTTTAGCATCTTTAATTTCTAACTTGTCAGATTTTTCTTTTAAAGATTCTATAAAGTTTTCTATATAATCTATTGGTTTACCCTCATCTTTAAGTTTCCATTCTAAAGCTTTATAAGGTAATCCTTTAGCCCAATTTATTAAAGCATTTTTACCAAATCTAGCACCAATTAAAGTAGTAACACCTTTTTTTACTTCTCCATTAACAATATATCTATATCTTCTATCGTTAGGTCTAAACTCAATTTGATTTTTGTGTTTATCTTCTGTTTTTGTTATTTGTGGTTTAGTCATTTGTTTTTCCATTCATATATATTTGTTTGTGCAAAGCATCAAGTGGTCTAAAGAAG